GCTTCAGATTTTCACGAAACTTTTCCCAGTACATATCAAATATTTTAACTCTTGTCCCTCTTGTAAGATCAAAACAAGTTACATCATCCACGATATACTTGACGATATAAGCATCGTTCGGTGCCTCCTTGGTGCAAACATCGACATAGGAACCATTTTCCACCAGAATTTCACATCCGTAGCGTGACTTAGAAGTTTCTCTTTCTGCTGGCGTCCAGTGGTCCATTTTCTTTTCCGTAGTTTGTGCATCATCAACTACATCACGAAGTTGACTCATGAACGATTCCCCCATTTAATATCGAGGTATGCCTCCGCCACAACTTCTTGTGTCAGTTTGTACTTTGTCTGAAGTTTCTTATCCTTACAAAGGCAAAGGATTTCTGCCTCAAGTGGATGAAGACCCTGAAGAAGATTAATGAACATTGTTTCTCTACGAAGAGAACTTAGTCCATCATTACCGCCCTTTACAAAGTTATAAAACTTTGAGTATTCTTTACGAATAGAAGAACGACCTTGATCTTGGGAACCAAGAGAATTGGTTCCAATTTCTGCCATTTTGGAAACAGCATCATCAATTTTGTCAGTCAGAGTTCCACTAAAAGAATTTTGTTCATCAAGACCATTATAAGGAACATCTCCTGGTGGAAGAGCAGAAATAATGCTCTCATCAAAATTCCAAATAAAAAGTGCTTTTAGAGAGGGATGTTCGAATTTTTTAAGTGCTTCGACTTTGCGAGCATTTGATCTTTGCTTGTCAACAATTTGCAGAATCTCAAATGCAAAAGGATTTGCTGGAAGATCTGGAATTGGCGCTTGTGCTGTAGTCTTAACAGTTCTTACTGATGAAGTTTCACTCTTCTTCTTCGTCGTTGGTTTCGTAGTCATGATAGTTCTCAAAATTAAATGCAATCACCTCATCTGGAATCAGGTTACCCTGCGAATCAAACATCTCGGGGTGAGGTCTTGGAATTTCCCGATAGTTCATCATATATTCTCTTGCTACCCACCCTGTTACAAGTCCCACAATAAGAAACAAAACAATCAGAAAAGAACCAAACACTAAACTTACTGCTAACATTTTTCTGCCCTCCTTAGGGTACTTGTTTTTTAATTCCTAAAGATATTTCGAAATAGAAATGAATTTCTTTTCTGAAGAAATTAAATATCTTTCCGAATCTTATTGCGTGGGTATTCAGTTGTCTAGATTTACCTCCAGATAAAATATAGTCTACTCCTCTATTAGCAGAGTTATTGTTATTTATGGAATAATTAGACGACCTTTTGTTCTTTAAGATATTTGATCGTCTCCACCGATCCACCCAATTTTTTATCATCACAAATAACTTGTGGAAAAGTTGTACCTTCACCAAACTCGGCATAAAATTCTTCTTTGGTAAAGTCTTGTCCTAAAGTATACACCACAAATTTACTTCCTGTCAACTCAAGAACTTGTTTAACTTTATAGCAATGTGGGCAGTCCTCTTTTGAGTATACGGTAAAATTCATTTCATTCGATTGGTTTATTTAATTTATAAAATTAATATTATAGCACAAAAAATTATGCTTGTGCTTCTGTCCAAGACAATCTACCAAACACACTTGCTGAAGATGAAGTTGATAAATTAGTAACAAGAATTGTTAAAGTATCAGGTCCATCAGGAAAAATTTGAGCGTTAGAAGTTGCACCACCGCCACCAAGTATCGAATTTCCAAGATCTCTAACCTGAGACAAATCAACTGAATTTGCTCCAGTTCCTACAAAAAATCCTGCGGTAACTTCTCCACCAAGAACTGTTACTGATCCACCAGCATAGTCTGCAATTTGTGCAAGAGATGAATTAATAGCTCCAGCAACATTACCAACAGCATTTGTCCAGTTTGTTAATGAAGTAGGTGTTCCATTTAGAAAAGCGCGAACCAATAAGTTTGCGTTTACAGTTGATGTTGTAATATCCAATGCTCTTAAAGTTAACTGCATTCTATTAATTAATTCTCGTGTTCCAAAAGGACCTGCAATACCATTATCTACAGAAGGCGCAACACGAATCGAGAACAATGCTCTACTTTGGTTCGCAGGAACAACAGTTGGGGATGCTTGTCCATAAGTAAACACAAGAGATTTATCATCATCAAATCTACCATCCATAATTACACTTGTTCCCCAGTGAGAAATAGAGGGTCCAAATGATGGAAATGCTACCTCAATTGCTACTGGATTTGTTTCTGAATATGGAAAAGTCGTTGGCGCAGCAAGGCCCATTGCAGGTATGATTACTCCTGTTGGATTTGCAGAAGTTGCTGCTTGGCTGAAAGTTAAAGTGCCTGTTCCAATTGATGTAATAAAAGTTGATTCTGGGAAAGAACTTGATACAACTCTTTGCCCGATTTGCAAATCTGTAGTTGATGCCGTCCCTACATTACTATTTACTGCAATAGTAATGTTAACAGATGGAGTTCCTGCTTTTGCTCTTGTAACTCCCGTAAAACCATCTGTTGTTATTCCAGTGTAATTAACAAATTCATAACTATTTGCATCTCGAATAACTAAAGTTCCTGAAGATGGAAATCCTGCTGTCGAAGCAACACCAACCGTTACATCTGATGAACCCAGAGCTCTTCTTAGTTTTGTAATTGGTGGAACTGATTGAGATTCATAACGAGCAGGTAAGTTACCTGATCTCATATAAGCTTCAGTATTCGTATTATTATTTTGTAGTTTGTGACAATAAGTTACTGCTCCATCAACACCACGAAGTCCCCAACGAACATAACCAGCACCATACCAAGTATAATCAATATAGAACATCTGCATTTTAGATAGGTCTAAAATATATCCAGATGGTCCAGTTCCATCCATTCTATCAAGATTCCATTGGTCTTGTGGAATTCTTAGATCTTGAGTTTTAGATATAGTGACATTTTGTGCAGTTGCTCCACGATATGCAGGACTAATCTCAAAAGATGTGTTACTGGCAATATCAGTGACTCGATAAGATGTTCCACGTAGTACAATAAAATCACCAATATCTAATTGGCTTGCAAAAAAGGTTGGGAAAGAACTGCTCGTTTGAGTAATTGTTGCCGACCCATTAGTAGTAGTTACTCTACCAGAAAGTTGATATGTTGAACTTCTTCTAACTGCATAAAGTTTTTGCCCATCATATTCAAAAAATAGTCCATTTTGAGAATCATATATGCCAAGACGATTTACACAACCATGCCACCCAGATATAGAAGCATTAAATAGTCCAGTTGCTGAAGCAGTCGTAACTGGAGTTGGAATATTATACTCAAAATTATTAAATCCTTTTACCCCAGTGACAGGAAACGTTCCATTATATTCTGGTTGATTGGCACCAAAAATAGTTACAGTATCACCAGATCCTTGTAAGTTGTGTTGTTCTCGTGTTGTAACAGTAACGGTAGTGCCAACACCAACTAAAGAATCAATTTGTAGGTTAGGTTTTAAAATTGTACCTGAACTTACCAAGAGACCTTTACCAGATTGATATCTAAAATATCTCCTAGTTTGACGAATAGCAGTCTCATAGTTTGCATTTGCATTACTTGAGAATGAAATCCCACCATCAAATGGTCTATGTAAAAACTGTGCCTGTGGTCTTACATAAATGCCGCCACCAGTAATTGCACCGACAGGAACAACATTAGCGTAATACTCAAAAGATGTTGAACTTATTATTCTACTAACTACAAAAGACCCATTTGGTGGATTAGAAGTTCCTGCAGAAGTTCCAATAACCGCGATTTCATTACCAATTCCAAGTCCATGTGGAATTGTAGTTACAACTGTTATTCTTGTATTATTTGTAGTAATTGTTGGAGTCCCACCAATTTGAGCACTGGTGTATAATGCTCCTGTATAAATTCCTGTTTTATTATTATCAAATAATTGCGTAATTACAGTAGTATTTTGCGCTCTGCCAGTATACGTAAATATTGTATTTCCAGCACCAGAGATACCTTCTATAATAAAATTACCATTGGCAATATTAAGGAAAGAATCTTGCACACTAATAGGAGTTCCAACTGTTCCTGGAGTTGCTCCTCCTAATCCAACTGTTACAGTTCGAGATCCAGTTGGCTGCAAAATATAATTAATTCCACTAATCGGAGTAGAAACTGAAAATGCAAATGGTCTGTTGTTAATCAGACCTAAATTTTCCCATTTTGTAACTTGTGTTCCATACTCAAAGTCCGTGTCAATTAGAGATTGTGGTTGAGTAACTCTAAATTTATCTGTGGGATCTGTGAGAGTTTGACTTGCAGAAATTGGATAGTCATCACTATCAAGATAAATTTGCAACTTATCTCCAGAAGACATTGTTGCAGTATTAGTAACTAATGTATAAGTCGTTCTATTAGTTGCTGTATTATAACTATAAGTTGCTCCCCTCGTTGGATCCGCAAAATTATAGATGATAATATTGCGTGTTACATTAGTAACAACAAGTAATCTTTTTATATCATAATTACCCAGTATCGAAACTGTTCCAACATTAGGAGCGCCTGGTGTAAAAACATAATCATAAATTAGTTTTTTTGCCATTAATAATATTCCTACAAGTCTCTTTTTACTTATTTATGATCCAAAGATAACGCTAAAAGCTAAGATAGCCGCATCAACTCCAGGTCCACTTAAACTACCAGAGACATATAGATTAGTTGTAGAGGTTGTCCCAGATACATTTACATTACCTGTTGCTATTATTGCAGTAGATCCAGATCCAATAGTAACAGTATTTGTGGTACTAAGTCCTACTTTTAATGAATTAAGAGTCGATATTCCAGTTATTGCATTAATATTACCAGTTACATTACCAGTTACATTACCAGTTACATTACCAGTTAAAACCCCAGTAATACGTGCATCACCAGTAACAATTAATGATGTTGTGGATCCACCAACAACTACAAGGTTGTTAAATGTTGATATTCCAGAAAAACGAGAATTACCTACTACGTCTAATTTTGTTGTTGGAAGTGTGGTCCCAATGCCAACATTTACGCTAGTATTAATTCCAGAAAGTGCCGTTCTCCATTGAGTACTAATACCAACAGTATCAAAATTAATCAAACCTTCGTATTGGTTTGCTGGAACAGAGTATGCAATAAAACTAACATCAGTTTTATTTGCTTTTACAACTAAAGTTTGACTTACTCCAATACCAATATTTTCTAGAACGTATTCTTCTCTTGGATTTAATTTTTGATTGTAAACAATAAAATCATTTGATGAAAATTCTGATACTCCAGAAGAAGAAATTCCTATAAAAAATTTACAATCATCAGATACATTTTGATTAATTACTCTTAGAGTAATAACTGAATTTTTATTTGATCTAAACAGTGAAAAATTCTTGTTTATAACGAATCCAGTTTCTGTTGTGATTCCTGCAAATTCTTTTCCATAAAATGTAGTGATGCCAGTGCTAAAATTATTGTTGTAAACGTTATTGTAATCAAATGTTGATTGCACAACAAATCCAACATCTGGCTCAGATGATTTACAAAATAAAATGTCTCCACTTTTAATTCCTACATTATCAATTACAAAAGATTGGTTTCTATCAATTTTTTTATTATAAATTAAATAATCTGCTCTTGAAATATTATTTAAACTTCCCGATGCAATACCAACAAAAACTTTACTTGTCTCTAGACTTTGATTAGTAACGTGAATCGTTACTTTTGATAAGATTCCAGAAAAAGAATAAAGCTCAGTGTTTTTATTAACACCACCAGTTGTTAAAGATGTTTTTAGTGAAGCAAGTCTTCCTATTGCCACTTAACTATACAGACGTTTTTTAGTATTTATGTGATAGAATACATATAAGGAGAAGAGAATCTAATATGATTTTAGTTACTGGAAGCAAAGGATTTATTGGGCAACACTTTGTTAGAGAGGCACTATGGAGTCAGAAGTTATATCAAGTAGAGATGAGTCATTGTTTTCAGTTTCTGGAAGAATTTAAAGGTTGGAATCAGATACATTTAATTATCCATCAAGGAGCAATCTCCAGTACGGTAGAAAAAGATATAAACAAAATTCACAAATACAATGTTGACTTTTCGATCAAACTTTTTGAGAAAGCAATCGAATATCAAATTCCTGTTAAATATGCTTCATCCGCTTCTGTTTATGGAAACAAAACAGATGGATCTTTTAATCCACTGAACTACTATGCTGTCTCAAAACTCCAGGTTGATTACTGGGTGCAAGATAACATTGATCGTTTTAAAAGTATTCAGGGATTCAGATACTTTAATGTCTACGGCAAAGGTGAAGAGCATAAAAAAGATCAAGCGAGTCCCGTTAGTAAGTTTACTTGGCAAATCAGAGAAAAAGGATATTTAAATCTGTTCGAAGGGTCAGATAAGTTTTATCGTGATTTTATTTGTGTGAATGATCTTACTCGTCTTGTTCTTTATAATAAGCAACCTAGTGGCATCTATGACATAGGCACAGGATCGCCTGTGTCGTTCCAACACGTTGCTGAGTGTGTTACAAAAAAAGAGGGAGGAGACATTCGATATGTCCCCTTCCCTGAGCATCTAGTTGGCAAATACCAAGACTATACCTGTGCAAATATGAACTGGATTGAGAACTATCCCTTCATCACAGTTGAAGAATATCTCCAGGTATGATTCGATAACTATCCTCATCAAGATGCTGAGTTGAGAACTCAAACAACTCAGCATCTTCAAGTGCAAGCATTTGATGTCTTAGTCCTCTGGGAACGTGAAACTTATCACCCTTAACTAAGACTAAATGATTTGCATTTCCAAAATCATCATTGACTCCATAGTAAAGACGAATTGCTCCAGACTGAACATAAAAAGTTTCATCCTTTAGTTTATGATAGTGATAGGAACATCTCCTATCCTTAAGAATGAAAAGAAGTTTTCCACAATATTCTTCACTATTGGCAATCCACTTTTCATATCCCCATCCTTTGGGAACAAATTTAATATCTTCAGTCATACAAAATTAGGTCCTCTGCTCCAACCCACTAAAGTTTTACGAACACCTTTTGTCACAGGTGCTACTCTATGTAGGAGATAAGATGGAAACACAATAATTTGTCCTTTCTTTAAGCGATATGATACTGGTTCTGGACCTAACCAAAACTGAAGTTCTCCACCTTCATATTCAGATTCATCATTTAATCCTGCACTGAAAGAAAGTTTCCTTACGTGCTGTTGCCCGCCACGAACTGATGCATCAATATGCCAAGTGTAATGTCCGTTATCTTCTGCAGGATATTCACTGTACTGAAAGGACTCAAATCCATATAAAGAATATTTGTAGCAATGATCATTAACGTGAGTTATAATGTTTGATAGTTCTTTATAAAGATAATCAAACTTTTTATCCTCAGCAAGCCACATTATCCTAGAACTTCTAAGTTCTAAGCTTCCATCATTACCTCTTGGATCAACTGTTCTTCCATCAAGTAATTGATCTTTATGAGACTGAACGTAGAATTCTATTTTCGAAATAGTAAGAGAATCTAATTTCTTGATAGACTCAATAATCCAACTTGAGTTATCATCTTCTCGATCAAACGAAAAATATATCATCCTTTACTCCTCTATCATCAATATAATAGTCTGCTGCTGGTTTACCCATATGCAGTTCATGAAACTTACAACCCCATGATTTAAGTTGATCAAATGTTAAGTTGTAAAACTCTTTATGCGCTAACATTCGAGAATTCGAATGTCTACCCATACCTCTAGCGGTTAGATAGATGATTGTATGTCCTTCATCATATAACCTATTGATTTTTTCTATTCGATCTATCTTAGGCACTGAGTGAGAATAATCTCCATCGTGCAACATATCTTTAGGTTTATCACAGATCGTCCCATCGATATCGACGCAGTATGTTGACATCTTCATCATTTAATACGTAGGTTCCTGGATGTTGGACAGCAATTGCTGCTGCCTTGTTTGCAAACAGTATAGCATGGTGAATGTTATTTGTCATCAGATAATAATAAGTCAGAGCAGCAAGAAAGGTGTCTCCTGCTCCAACAACATCAAATACATTAACTTTATCACCTTTATAAAGTTTATCTTTATACAATGCTCCTCTTTCTCCAAGGGTCACAATTAAGTTTTCTGGTCTACCTCTAAGTTTTTTATATTCAGTTTCATTAATTTTAATAAAACAATGTGGAGCATCGGGAAGATTTACCTTTTTAGTATCAACAAAAATGGGACACATATAGGTTTCTACAATCTCAAGTAACTTATCAAGAGTCAAAAATCCCTTACCGTAATCAGAAACAACTACGGCATCAAAGTTTTCTTCAGGAAGAAATCCACGATAATGTGAAACGATTTCACCATCATCAACTCTTAAAAGGTGATGATTATATCGTTGATCAACATATCGCGTTTTAGTAATCTTTTCTTCATTCGTTAAATGAACAACGTCAATATTAAATGATCTAAGATTTGCAAGAACATTTGCAGACATTCCCATTCTAACTTCTCTTTTTTTAAAGTTAAGAACTGGAACAGGAGATTCTGGATTTAGACGAGTACACTCACCATAAACAAACTCATCAAAGCAAGTCTCTCCGATCAATAATACTCTGAATGATGTTTGTTGTTGAGAAGTTAGGAATTCGATCATAAAAAATTAACTCCTTTGCAAATTGAGATCCTATAATTTCTTTGCCTTTCCAATCAGATCCTACTACCATTACATCTGGGCTTACTCGATGAACAAGATCCTCCAATCCATCATCACTTAAGAATGTGACCACCTCATCAACTGGTCGAAGATTAAGAAGCAAAAACATTCTTTCACGTTCATTGTGAATTGGTCGTCCTGGACCTTTGAGTTCCTTCACTCGACTATCAGCATCTAGACCAACGACAAGATGGTCTCCCTGTTGCCTGGCAAAATTCAGTAAATCGATGTGACCTACGTGAACTAAATCAAAAGTTCCGTTAACAAATACTTTTTTCATAGTTGATTTGGTACTGTAATTAACTTATTAATTTCGGGAAGATAAAGATACTTTATTTCACTATATCTTAATGTTCTGAATGCATCATCAATAGTTTCTACAATAGTATCTCCAGCAAGATTAAATGATGTGTTAAAAAGAACAGGCACTCCTGTCATTTTATGAAACTCAGAGATTAGGTCATAGTAATTTTTATTCTGCTCTCTCTTAAGAGTTTGCACTCTACAAGTTCCATCAACGTGTGTGATGGCAGGAATTTCTTTTTGTTTTTCTGGTAATACATCAATAGCATACATCATATATGGACTTTCGTCAAGTCTATCCATATCAAACCATTCTTTAGAATGTTCGTATAAGACAGTTCCAGCAAAAGGTCTAAAGTATTCTCTCTTCTTAACTCGATTTACAATATTTTTTCCATCAGGATGACGTGGATCAAACAGAATCGAACGATTGCCCAATGCTCTTGGTCCTGCTTCAGATCTTCCCTGTGCAAGAGCAACAATGTTGCCATCAACTAATAGTTGTGCAACTTCTGCAGGGATAACTTCTCTTTCAGATTCTCCTTCATTCAGTACATAATCATATTTCATTTGCTGACCAAGATAAAGATCTTTGATTTTTAATTCATTTTGACGTTCTGGATATGCTTTTGATACTAAATTAAAAGCAGCACCCATCGAAACTCCACAATCTGCAGAGATTGGCTCCACAAAAAGATTTACATCAGATGGCAAACTCTTAAGTAACTTATAATTAGCAACACAATTTAGAGCGCAACCACCAGATAAAACTAAATTTTTGCAATTAGAAATAGTTAATGCTTTATGGCAAAGATGTAGTAGATATTCTTCATATTCTTTTTGGACTTTATGAGCAAAATTTCTTCTTCTGCGTTCTAGTTCTTCTTCATCTACCTCACCAGGTTTAGCAAGAGTTTTAATATGAGAAATTTCACTGGTGAAATTTAAAATTTCACCAGATCCTATAGGTGCTCCAACAGAAATATAATCATATGGTTTAAGTGCAACTCCAACATTATCAATGTAATCCATACTCAGGATACCAAATCTTTGCGGAACTCCACCAAGTTTGGTTAACATAGGTTTGATATTTTTGTCCTCTTCACCATATGGAGCAAGACCCATTGTCTTCCCACATTCCAAACCCTTCCACCCTAACCATTGAGTAGCAGCAGCATAAATCATTCCAGGACCAATAGTTTGTTTGGGATTAACGTACTTTGGCACTGATAAATTTCTTATACTTTTTACGTTTTCTTTACCTACTATAGATTGATATAAAATTTCAGGTTCTGGATTATGAGAATTTCTAACCATTTTAAATATGGTTTCATTCTCTTTACCATAATCATAATCAGATCCAGCACCATCAAGAACTACAACAACTGCTTCATCAAAATCTGAATGATAGAACGCACAAGAAGCGTGTAATGAATGGTGTGGTTCTGCTTTTCGAATGTCTACAACTTTATCAAGACCACACATATAGTCAACGTACTTAATGTACACTGAAGGATCAGTATTTTCATCCCACAGGTGTGTATAATAACAGTAATCTATATGTTTTGTATATTGTTTTATAAGTTGTAAAGCAACTAACGGAATACGATCTTGCTTTTCGTGAGTCAACCTTTCTTCTTCGAGATGAAGGACAACCTCAGTGTCCTTCATCAACGTTACTGCAGCATTATGATGAATATGAAATGATAAAAACCACATTATCAGTTAGGAACATAAACCAGTTTCTGAATTTCGGGGAGATACATATACTCAATATCACTGGTGCGAAGAGTCAATAAAGCATCCTCAAGAGTCTCAACGAGTGGATCTCCACCAAGATTAAAACTAGTATTAAAAAGGATGGGAACTTCAGTGATCTTATCGAAAGCATCAATAAGATTATAGTAATGTTCGTTTTGTTCTGGAGTTACAGTCTGAATGCGGCAAGTTCCATCAACGTGAATTACCGAAGGAATCTTTTCCTCGACACCATCAAGGCATTTGACAGCGTACATCATGTAAGGAGTTTCTTCACGTCCAGCAAGATCAAACCATTCGTGAACTGCCTCTTTCTTGATCGAACAAGCAAATGGACGGAACCATTCACGACGCTTCACTGTATTAACGATCTCTTTACCGTTAGGAACAGTTGGATCAAACAGAATCGAACGGTTGCCGAGAGCACGAGGACCACCTTCAGAACGACCCTGATAGATTGTTACAATATTCCCATCACGAATTAGTTGTGCAACATCATCATAAGAAGTATCAGAAACTTCATATCCATCAAGTTCATCCAAATATGAGTCAGTATCATACTGAGGGCCATAATAAACAGATGCCTGAGTAGAAGGTTCAGTATTATCAGTCAGTTGATTCCAAAGATACTTAGCACCACCAATCGAAGTTCCACCATCGTGAGAGATTGGTTCACAGTAGATGTTCAGATCAGGGAACGCTTGCCAGTACTTATAGTTTGCAACACAGTTCAGACCATATCCACCACAAACAACAATGTCTGTTTCACCAGTTTCTTCATATGCTCTCTGAATCAACTGAATCATACGATTTTCAGTTGCTTCCTGAACAGCATATGCCATATCTTTTTGGATCTGAGTATATTCACCTTTTTTATGATTCGCAACATCATCTCTCAGAATTGGAAAACGAGTTGTATTGATGCGAGCAGCGTTAGGATATGTTGGAATAATCAGTTCACGATTGCCCCACTCACCACTAAAGAAAGGAGGAAGTTCAGGATTCGGAGATCCATAAGGAGCAAGACCCATCAGTTTACCTGCCTCAATAGCAGGGAAACCACAATACTCAGTCACTGCCTCATACATTTTTGTATGACCAGGATACTCAGTTGCAAAAACATTAGGTTGAGTTTCGTGGCATCCAATAGAAGCTTTGGTTCCTAGATGCTTGTAAACGATCTCAAAGTTTTTTGGATAAGATGCTTTAAAAATAGTCTCAAACTCATAGAAGGTATCATTAACACCATCCATCTGTAAGAAACTACCTGCACCATCTGCAATTACACAGGCAGCAGACTCAAATCCTGAGTTATAAAATCCACAAGCAGCGTGCATCTCGTGGTGAATTGTATCAATAAAATGAGTCTCAAAATCAAATTTCTTTCGAGCGATCTTACGAATCAATCCCTGATAAAGATCATCACCACACCAGTCAAGAACTGGTCCGTGACGATGGGTATGGCAAACTACAAGATGATCAATATGGTCAACGTAATCGAATACTTTAAGAAGTCCCATCAAGGGAGATCCATCGTACTTAAAGCGAGAGAGTCTTTCTTCCTCAAGATAGAATACAATCTCACCATCAACCATAAGCGTGGTGCTTGCATTGTGACCACGAGCACAAGAAACGATAACGGTCATATCAATCCTTTAATTAATTTTTAACAGTGTCTAGAAATCCAGATGGTTTTTTACCATTACTTTTAATATTACCTGATGATTTAATCAATTCCTCAACGGCACTAGTTTTTTTAGGGATGTCCATTACTGGACTTATTGCTTGTGAAACCTCAGATGCTCCTTTAAATTGAGGTGCTGATTGTTGTGGATCACATCCTTGAGGACCACATTGTTGATTTGGAAGAACGATTACCTCTTCCTTTTTAACATAAAACTTTTTCATCAACTTATCAACACTCTCAACAACCACATCTTCGATTTTTCCATTCATTGCCATTATACCATCATTATTCCTGAATGTCACTTCGTCGGCAGTAATACGAATAGGATCGTAAATACGAAGTCCTTCACCCATATCAAGAACCTCAAACTTATCACAGTTGGGATAACTGATATTTTCTTTACAAGTGGATCCAACAACTACTACAGCAGGAACTTCTTGAGAATATGCAATGTGTTGTCCAACAGAATCACACCCAAGAAGAAGATCTGCCTCAGCAATAATTGCTGCCCATTGCCTCAGATCAATTCCTGCAGGAGTCGCAACGGGATCTTTACAACCTTCTTTCGAAAGGTCAATACTAAACTCACTCATAAAGATTACTGCATAACCTTTCTTTTGGAGTTTCTTCACAATCGAAAGAACATTCGCAAGTTCGAAACTTCTACCGCCAGCGTCAGTAATGAAGTTACCCATCATCTGAGCACCACGCCCGAATGGTTGGAAAACTACAACCTTACTTTTTTTAGTTGCTTGGCGAACTTCTTCGAGAACAAACTTTGCCTGAATCATTTCTTGGCGAGAAAGTTTAATCGATGGTTTTGGAAGTTCTCTAACTCCTTTATTATTAATCTGAATATCAAATGCTTGACTCAGATTGCACTTTTGATTATAATATTCCCAGATACGATATGGTTCTGTTGTAACCACATTACGCATTTGAATATGACTTCTAAACAGGTCTTTATGCCAGTTATCGTACACTCTGGGATAAAGATCTGTATGTCCCTTAAAGAAATCTGTTCCACCTTCAGCAACAATAATAAAGTCGTCTTCGGGATGTTCTTCTTTATATTTCTCAAATGCTGGAATTGAGCAAATGACACGCCCAGCTCCGCCGTTTACAAAAAACGCAGTCGATCTCATTCTCGCCTCGATAATTATGTTTAATTATACTCTGTTATTTATCTGATGTAAAGTAGGTGGTTTTCCGAATCAATTAAAAATGTATTATATCATAAAAAAAGAAGGGTTTTAACCCCTCTCTTAATTTATTCTTCTACTGGTGCAACCTTTGTCCAATCTGGCATTCCAGGCATTCTTCCTGCTTCTTCATCAGTTTCATTCTCAGGTGGAATAACGTTAAAAACTGCTGTGGTTCCCATTGCAACACGTGTTCCTAATTCACCTTCATCAACTCTCTCGGTTGGAGAAGAAACTATGATATAAGCACCCTTATCATCAGTTACTAACTGACCTTCATTAACAACTTTTGCTTCAGGATCTGGAGGTGGAAGATTTCCAGAATCAGGGTCTCTGTTGACAAAATTTGGCCATTCTGGATTAAGTCTTGGATCGTCTGGGAATGGAACCATCCAAGGAGTATCTAACCAAGCACCAAATTTAGTTGGAACCTTTTGCAATTCTGCAACAAAATTATCCCACTGTTCTCTTTGGTCTTCAGTCCACTTATTTTGATCATAATGTCCCTGAATTTGAATAGCATCTTCAATAGTTACTTTGTAATTCCACTCAAACTCTTGTCTGATGATGTGAGGAATTTTCCATGGATATGGTTTTTTCCATCTTTTTAGTTTAAGATCATATTCACAATCAGCAATCTCGATTGTGTGATCTGGAACTGTGGGATGAGGTCTTTCATAAAACAGTTCTTTTGTTTCTGGATGAAGATACTTTTTAGTTGGAAGATCTTTCATCTCAGGTGCAAGTTGTGCAATCGCAGATAAAAGAAGAGGATCATCGTCAAAAGTAATCAGAGCTGGATATGAATTAAATCCAGTATACTCTTCTAAAAACTCATATTGTGTTTCAGGATTTTCATCATCATACTCTCTAAATGATTCTCTTGCTAGAATCTTATTAGTTTTATAATCAACAAAAACCCAAATTTTTTCTGGACCATCATAGGTCCACTGCGCTTTTAAACCTAGAGTGCTTTCATTCGAAAGATACTCATCTGGTAAATCGTATTGAAACGCTTTACGAATATGCTTAGCCATAAGTAAATTTACACTCCTGTTTATTTATCAAATCCAGTTAACAGTAATTCTAGCAGCTCCTGCTCTTCCAGCAGTTCCACAGCAACAGTTATTAGATCCACATGTTGCACCAGATCCACCAGGGAATCCAGGAACATATCCTGTCCTATCACCACCACCGAAACCAACTGAATTCATAGCACCGCATGTAGCAAAATATGAACATGTTACATTTTCACACACTGGAACAGAAACATGTCCACCTTGCTCATTCACCAATCCACCAGGATAAGCAAAGTGCATACGATTCATTTCTCTACATTGTGTCCACTGATAAAGAGTTGCTGCGCTTGGTAATCCAAAAGCACCATAATCAGCACCAAAATAAAGAGCGCAACACCCAGTACAAGCAGTTCCAAATCCAGCAATACCAAAACATCCACCATATGCTCTTTGCTCACATCCTGCAGCGGGGCCGCCCATTGCAACAATCCATTCACTACCATAACCAAAACATAAATGACAATATGTACATCCAGGGAATCCACCATCTGCACAGAAATTAGAAAGACCTGATCCCGTAATAAATGCTTTACAACCTCTATTTCCAGTATCACCAGGGACTCTACAAGCAATTCCACCAACGCAAATATTATAAGCAGTCCCAGAAGCAACACCAGTAACTGTTTTGCGAGCATAAGCACCAGCACCACCAGGAACACCAATCATACAGCAGCAAGCGCCTGCGCCGCCGCCACCACCTCCCCAGATTTCAAAGGTGATTACAGTGGTTCCAGTGCCTGTAGGTGATCCAGGAACTCTCCAGCACTGATATTCCGAACCCATACAAGTATATGAAGTGTCAGCGGCATCACATGATCCGCACCTATGCATCATAAACCAGGTGGATTGACCTTGTCTCAAATTACCAATACCACCAGAATAAATTCCTACAAGTTCGGTACTTTGTGTTCCTAATAAGTTTCTAAGATTAGACATTCTTTGTTTCGCTCTCTTATAGGATATTTATCATTTAAATGTAATTTTGACCAGTCCTCTTGATCCACGCCAACCATAGCAGCAAGGACCACCACAAGAAGTTGCTGATGGAGCACCTTGCCCCCACATACCTCTTCCACAAACATCTCCAGTCATTTCACCCCAGATACAAGAACCAAATTCATTAATACAAGAATTACCCTCATTTTTCACTACAACGTGCCTTGTGCATTGGTCACGAACTCCACCAGGCTGTGCAATTCCAAGACAAACCCAGCAAGTGTCTCCACAAGCACAGTTTACGCGGAACCAACCAAGTTTTCCACCAACGTGATAGTCTCCACCATATCCACAAGCACAATCACACCAGAAAAATCCGTCAGGTGGGAAAATATAACAACCAGGACCACCACCAACAGTTGTATTTGTTGCTGCTGATCTTAATTCGTGAGCACTACAAGCAGGCCCATATGTTGGAGATGATCCACCAGAATACCATACAAAGCAACAAGTCTTACCAGGAAGTCCACCCTCTGCACAGAAGTTTGATAATCCGCAACCAGTGATGTATGATTTACATCCACGAATACCAGTGCAACACTGTGAGCAGCAAGTTGGAGGACCAACAAATACAAGATAGCAGAATCCACCTAGTGTTCCACCAGGAAAATCACATCCTCTTATAGTCTTACGTGCATAAGCACCAGCGCCACCAGGATTGCCTTGTTGGCAGCAACAAGCGCCGCCGCCTGATCCACCACCACCCCAGATCTCAAACGTAATCTGAGAGGTTCCAGGCATCGCACAGAATGCTTGACACCAGCGGTTATAGTTTGCATTACAGTTTTCATTCCAACAATGTCCACCCCAGAACATTGTGAAACCATCTGGTTTATATGGTCCCCAAGCAGTTGCCCAAGAAGTGTTTACATCATTATGATAGATATTACCACCAATTCCTTTTTGTGGTGGATCAACCGAATGTTCCGCTCTTCTTGTAATTGTACTTGCCAATCCAGTCAGAGCATTACGTCTGAGGAGGTTAGAATTTTCAGTGTCTGTTAAACGTCTTAAATCTGCCATTTTTGTTTACCTCATCCGTATGTAATCTGAATCATTCCGCTGCCACCAGGTCCACCACAGTAGCAGTTATTACCACCAGTAGACGATGCACTCTTTCCACCAAATCCAGGTATATATGTATGGTGAGCATCATCAGACCCTTCACCACCACTTTGGAATCCCATCAGTGCTTTTGCGTGTTGATGAATACCTTGATAACCAGCGTTGTTCATATCCCATCTTGGAATTGCAACCCATCCACCACGAGTATTAATCAAACCACCAGGATAAGGGTGAAGATCAGTGATCATACACCATTGACCAGCATCTTGATTATATGGAGAAGTGATCATTCCAGGTAGTCCATGTGCTCCACCATCAGCACCATAGAAAGGAGCACAATATGCCATTGGTGAGAAACAAGCGCCACCAAAACAATGATTGACTGGATGTCCTAAGAAGACTTCATTACAACAACTTAAATAAGTATTACCTTTATTATTAAATAATTTGGAATAAACAGAAACCTCAGGAAGTGCATCAGATAAGTAAGTTGCTCTTTGACCGATGCCGCCGCCTGGAGAAAAGCACGAATGCCCACAAATTAGATAATGAGGTCCACAAAAGAAGTCACAAGCCATCAATTTACCCATCATAAAGTGACCAGCACCATCAGCACGGGTAAAAGCTGAAGAACAAGGGCTATAATCATTATTCCAACAGAAGCAACAACCATGTGATAATGCACAGTGTGTCATCCCCCCCATACCACCTTCGGCACAGAAGTTACAAAGACCGTGCCCTACGATATATGATTTGCAACCTTGCTGTCCAAAATGATTTCCGTGTGGTAGGCAACACTGTCCTGTACCTAAACAAAATTCATAAGGACAACCAGTCAAATCACCATATTGCTCTGCACACAGAATTTTAAATGCATGAGCACCGCTCCCTCCAGGACCGCCCCACATGCAGCAACAACTACCACCACCAGATCCACCAGCTCCCCAAATCTCAAACTTAATAAAGCGAGTTCCTTTTGGAGCCTTCCACTTCATTGATGAATACTGGGGTTGATGGTTTACAGCACAATGCGTCATATAACGAATCTGCTTGTACTGAGAACCAATACGAGATGTAGTTAATCCTACGACCTGTTGGAAGGTAGTTGTATCAGCGTATGCGATTAAATCTCTTAGGTTTGCCATTTACTACTCCTCCTGTTTATAAGATAATTACTCATCAGGACTTGAGTAATACCCAACCGTATGAAGCTCCAGTATAAAGAAGTTCTACAGAAGTATAAGGAACGTTAAGAGTGAGATTCTCATTTAGAGAAGCAATCTTAGTAATCGAAGTTGTAGTCCCAACGGTACAATTATATTGACCAAACCTACCATTTGGATCAACAACTGTAATTCTGTGCCCAATTACCGCATTTGCAGAAGTTGGAATGGTAACCGTGATTGGTCCACCAGTGGTATCAGCAAGAATCGTTTCGTTAGGATTTGCTGTATAATTTGTAGTGATTGCTACCAGAGTAGTGGTGGTAGTTGGCGTGGCGATAAAGCGTCCCATTGGTTTTTAAGTCTCCTATTATGATACTAATTGTTCTACACCGTAAGCTGATACGGAAACATTTGGAGTGTCTGAGTACACAACCAATTGTTTACCAACATCCATAACCAATCCACTTCTCTCTAGAACACCGTTCGGTGCGATGTCGACGTCATACTCAATGAATTGAGCATTAGTTGGGGTTGCCCCTGTTGTAATAGCAACACGAACAGAAACATTTGTTGTATTTCTGTTGGCAACGTTCAGGTTCACATATGCTAAAGTAATGCTTGGAACACTGTATACTGTGGTATATGTTGTGGCAGCTAACGCAACTTGTCCTAAAATTCCTGATGCCATTTAGAAAAACTCCAACTTTTTATATTTCATGTTTTACTTAAAGTTATTTATAATAATCAAGAGGTAGCAATCCAGTACGCAAATGCTCTTCCACCAAGAGTTTGAGCATCGACATATGTTTTAACTGCAAACTCAGTTGGAACTGCAGTATTCGAGTTACCTGACATTGTTCCATCAGCAGAGAATTCACTGATTGCTTCACCAATTTGTCCACCAAGTGAACCCAGTCTCAGAGAAGTCAGACCCGAAAGATTAAACGCAGAAGCATTCAGAGTTGCACTACCAGTTGCCTGGTCAACAGCAAAGTAATTACCAACTCGGAAGTTACCATCTTGGTCAGTGGTTACAAAGTAAACGCGTCCTGGAAATCCTTCGATCGTTTGGTTCCCCTGAATTGGTAACGTAATTGGTTTTGCTGGATAATTAGATTCTACTCTATTACCAATACCAATCTCAAGGAAATCGTGTCCAGTTAATCTAATTTGACTGTAATCATAACGAATCTTGAGGTCTTGTCCATCAAAGGCTGGATTTACCTTCTCAATGTTTGTTCTAACAATTGCTGTACCACGAACAGTATCAACATTAAACGTTACTGCAGCACCTGCAACACCACCAATTTCAGTCCCATCAATTGTAAGTTGTTGACCTTGAACATAATTAGATCCTGCAGTAGAAACTCCAAGATTATCAATATATCCTGTTGCACCGATACTTACATTTAAGAATCCACCAGTTCCAGTTGCACTTCCTGTTACGGCAACGCTTGGATATGTTCCTGTAGCACCAAGTGCTGATTGATGGTAAGTACCAGCATATCCTGCAATTCCAAACGTTGGAGCAACATAACTTGTTACAAGACTTATAACATATGCATTTGCATCAGATCCAATACCAGCAGTAATTGTTGATCCACTTCCTGCAGCAGGACCATAAAGAGTTCCAGAAGTTCTTCTTGTTATTGGAGAGTCCGAAGTCACACCCACAAAACTAATACTTCCACGTGCTTTTGGTTGCTCAGTTAATCCTTTTAGTGGGAAGATGAATCCTTTAACTCCAGTTACAGCATCAGGATTATTGAGCAATCTTGCAGTTGCTCCTGTTCCAACCATTCCACCACCAATGAAGATAACTTCATTTGGTCGGAAGGTTTCCATTCCAACAGGACGATAGAGAACTCTATTTGTAGATGGAATATCAAAAATAATTTTCCCAACTGCTCCAGAAGTCTCACCAGTGATAGCAGCACCAACAGTAACACCACCACCAACAATAACTAAACCACCAGTTGAATACTCAAGAAGTTCACCGTCAATTGCCGCTGGTTTAAATGCTTCACTTTGACTATATCCTAAACTTACAGAACCCCATTCTCCATAAGAATTATTTCCATTCAGAGCACGAATAATACCACCGTTAGTAGCAAGGTATCCATAATCACACCAGTAAGTAAATCCAGAAATAATCTCACACTTAGCATTATTATCTACCCAATACCCAATACCATTATCGGAAAGAACTGTGTAAGCGTGGAAAAGGCAACTCTTAAATGAACTCTGAATTCCAGTATATGCATTGCCATCAATATAAGCACCTATACATCCAGTGCCAATTCCAGTACATTCTTTAACGTATGGTGACTTAAAATCAATTGGATTATTATCATCTAGAGTAATATAAACACCAGCTGGAGGATGTCTAAGTGTTCCTGTATCTGCTTTTAAAATATATTGCGGATCGCTAGTTGTTTTAGCCCAACCAGTCATTCCTCTAAATGTCATCTCTGACAATGTGTTCGCATTATTTAACTTAAACATTACCCCAGTTGCTAGACCAGCATTTGCGGGTTCAATAAACACAACTCTTTGTGATGCACCTCTAATGTCTGTAAAAGCAGGGACAGTAATTGGAGTTTGTTCTGAATATACTCCAGCAGCAACATTAAGAACTGCAGGTGCTAGATTTAGAGATTGTATTTTTTGACAAGCGTATTTAATAGTTGCCCAAGGAGTTTCTGGTGTATTACCCCAAGTCTCCCAGTCTTGTCCAGTAAGTGCAGAAACATAATAATTATTTGGAGCATTTCCAAAATAATCCCAGATCGGATCTGATCCTGCAGATCTTAAAACAGTTCCAGTTGATCCAATTCCTAAAGCAATGACACCAGAAGAACTTCTAGTTAATAAATCACCCTGAACTGCAAGAACAGCACTAGCATCACCCTGAGCAAGTAATCCCCACTTACCTGTTGATGTAGTTGGAAGATTTCCTGTGTTAGAAGATGCAATCGAAACATAAGATGACTGAACGTAACTAACGACGTCGTTTAGTTGATATTCAGTTGCTGTTGCCCAAGTTCCAGCATAACGAAGACCATTAACAAGGAGTTGGAAATTATCAGTACTTGTAGATCCCAACCCTGCTGGAGTACTAATGGCAGAAGTTGATGATGCTGTAGCAACATAAGTATTACCACCATATGTTACAAGAGTTCCATATTCGTATGTTGCATTATTTTGGAACGTTGTAACTCCAGCAGTTGAAATACCTGTCGTCATTAAACGCCAGGCAGTACTTACACCAACAGCAGGTCTAATTCCTCTATTAACAGTTCCAGATCCGCCAGTAATAATACCGACGTACATACTACCATTGTAATAAACAAAATCTCCATATTCATATTCTTGATCATATACCCATCCACCTTCACCATTATTTCCGCCAACATATTCTACAGCATATGTTAAAGTAGCTACCCCAGAAGCAGACTTGTGAGGGAAGGTAACTCTATATTGATGATTTCCGTAAGCAAATACATCGTTAATAGAGTAAGTTGTTAATCCTACCCAATTGCCTCTATGTCTTAGACCCTCAACGTGAATTTGCCACCTAGGAGTTCCAATATTAAAGTCAGTCGAATACCATAGATCTTCTCTTGCAGCCGAAGTATGGTTGACTGTACAAACGTATGTATTGCCACCAAGTCGAACAATATCATCAATAACATATGCTGTAGATGGCTGCCATTCGCCTCTCCAGTTAAATTTTAATCTACCAAGTCTAAATTCTGCCATTTTTGTTTCCTTACTTTGGTCCTATGGTGGTGTAATCGTAGGTGCCATTCACCTTAATAACAAAATATCCATCATCGTCAATAAAATAATTGAGATTTCTTCTGTCGAATCTTATCTGTTGGTATTTATCTTGTGGATGATTTGTTAAAGATTTCTCTTCTGTAATTTCTTCGACGTAATCTTGATAATCAGAAACTTCTGGTATTTGAGTACCGTCTAAACGGTAATTAACATCTATAGAGGTTTCTGTTGTTGATGCTGCACTTACTTTTGTAAGCCAAAGCATATCATATTCATCACGTCTTAACGCATATACAAAATATCCATTTGAATCGGAAAAGGAGCTAGAATTAGCTCCGCTGAGTGAAAGTGGCATTATTGTATTATGCTCCAAAAACTACCAGTCCAAAGGAAAAAAATATGCGCTCCCGAAACATCTAACCAAAAAGGCGTATACTCAACATTACCAATTTGATCTTGAATTTGATGTCCAGCAGTACTGTTTACTTTTATTGGATTTACTGACCAATTATTTGCTGGATCAGCAACTTCTACACTATCACCAGCACTTAAAGAACTTGTTGGTAGATTTAATTCAAATCCTCCAAGAGTAGTATTAGCAAGATATCTTTTTTGGACCGCAAGACCAATACTAATACCATCAGCAGATAACTCTGCTGATGCAAGTCCATTGTAATCAACATAAGTCCACTGAGCAGTAAGACCAGTTGGGGCCTGTGCAATAATTTTAATGTTCGCACCGTCACGAATATAAATTCGTTGATCGGGAATATTTACGGCAATTTCACCATCAGCAAGTTGAGCAGTTGTGGGTACAACGCCCAAATTCCTACTTCTTCTTGGCTTAATAATTGTCGCCATTAATTCAGGATAAAAAATATTTTAATTATTTATCACTTTTCACAAGGCACTATTTAGACAAAAGCAAAGTGAATCCAACTAGTTGCGATATATTTTTTACCTTTTAAAGGAGGATTTCCTCGATGAGTATGAGTCCATTGAGATGGCCAAAGAACAACTCTACCTTTCTTTGGTTGAACTCTACGATGTTGATGAAGAAACTCTGTTTCACCACCTTCAACAACATCATTTAGATACAACATACTCACAAGATATCTTGTCGATGTCTGAATACTTTCGACTTCATGGTGCCAAACGTGATATCCTTCACCTGGTTCAGTTTTCTGAATATTTACTGTATATTGAGCACCCTTCATATTATAAAGAATAGTATATTTTTTAGCGTACTCAGCATAGCATTTTGCAATAATTTTATTGTATGAATCCAATACTCTTGTATTCATACTTACATTAAAACTATCTTGTTTTTGTTGACTGGTCTCAAGAAAAACTGCTTCATCTTCAAGATGAAGAGCAGCCTTTTCCAACGATTGGGTATCACGGCGCATATAATGCCCATCAAATAAATTTTGATTGGAATTTTTCATATTATGAAAAAAGTCAATCATATGAGTTCCATCAAAATCAGTATCAAAAACACCAATAAAATCGTCGCCAATATCGGCATTTAAAATTCTATATTCCGATTGATTTGCTATCTCCATATAATTACCTTTCACAAAATCCTTATGGCGCTGCTGACCAGTCTGTACAACTCCAGTTTCCATCTCATTAATATAAGTCATTACTGATCCTCCAGTTTTACATTATTATGTTTTTTAGCACAAGCACCTCTTCCATATGCACGTGCCATACTGTTTATGTATGAGCAAACTTTATTCTCTTCTCCACAATAAGGACACTTTGCACCAGGAGGATCGTTTACATATCCCGATGGCATCATTACTTCCTTATTTCTAATGATTCTTTGATTATCTGCTTGCTCATATTTGCAATGGTTCATACTCTCACAGGTTCTGCCTGGCGGTCTGGGAGTTTGATTTGAGGCAGTGGTTCTGGTTCACGAACTTCCCAGGAACCACCAACACCACCGTCCATATTCACGACAATCTCACTGGTTGGTAGTGCCTTAGGCATCTGAACATCCACCACTTGACCCATCAGAAACTGGTTACGAGTATAAGTGCGGTTCTGTGGATCCATAGCAACCATCGCCAGAGCATCAAGTTCATCACCACAATCTAATAGTTTTCTTCCAGTCTTTTTATCAAGAACTGAGAAATACTCTTCACTCTGATACTTGTTCATTGTCCGATCTCTTTTCTTTATTATAGGATACTTTAGATGATCTGTAAAGTTGTGGCCAAGTGTCTCTGATAATTTCTGCAAGTTTATAAGGTGTTTCTGAACTAATCATTTAATATGCAATATTTTTTCTTGGTCGGTATGCATAAAGATTGGTTGGTTTTGGTGGTTTCATCCATTCTTCTATGCTATTAAATTTATCTTCACAATAAAAATCCTGCTGAACATACCACAGTTTCCAGTGCTCGTGCCCTTTAGATTGATTACAAGTCTTGCAGCAGCATACCACATTTCTTGCAATATCTAAACCACCTTTAGATTGAGGAACTACATGATCTAAAGTTAAATCTTCTTCTGAATCACAATAAGCACATTTATGATCCCAACCTTCTTTTATTTGTTTTCTCCATAATCGTTTTGCTTCTGATTGACTTGTTGCTTGTAAATCAAACAAATAATCTTGAGGCGATTGGAGAGGTCTCATAAGTATTTGCGTCTTATGATTATTTATTTTAGAGACCTCATACTAATGTCATTATAAAAGGAATATTCCAAAGAGTTGGAAGAGGATAAGGATAAAGAGCATAAAAAAGTTCAGTGAACCCTGGGAGGTAAAATTTTTGGCGAATTTTTTTTAGGGGTCCTCGTATAACTTTTCCAATTTTTCTTTTGTGAGGTCAACATACATAACTTCTTCACCAGGATCAGGTGCCTCTGGATGCCTCTTTAGTTTTGGTTTATTCATCTCCTCATTTATTGACTGAATGTTTGCCCACATCATAGCAAAGGCACCTCCTGCGATGACTGCGAAGAATGTGAAGTAGATTATTACTAAAAAGTTATTCATAAAAAAAAGGAGTTCAGAGAACTCCACTATTTGGTTTTAGGTCGGAAGGGGCAGTCAGGACATCCTGCCCCACAGCATCCCTTAGAGTGCGTTGCCACGGGGCAAAACTTCCTCTGGGAATACAAAGTTTTCGTGTGGTTGATCAACAGGTGCCATCCAAGCACGTAGTCCTTCGTTAAGAAGAATATTCTTTGTGTAGAAAGTTTCAAACTCAGGA